GGCTTAAATTCATAACCTTTTGGGCAGTTATACCACTCATCAGCAGTCCATAAAGCAGCAGTATAATTGTTTTGAGAATAAGTTTCTAAATCTCCTGCACCCCAATTTTCAGAATCATATGTACCTGCAAAGAAAGGGTTTTCAAATACTGTTGTTCCTGCAGGATAAGTGTCAGGAAGTTCTACTTGTTTTGGATAATTATCTCCTAAATTATCAAAATATGTTTCACTCATTCTGTTTACCCTCCAATCTTTGTCGTCTGTTTTATATTTAAAGACTAATCTTCTTGTAAAATTACTTTGTATAAAACTTTGTACGTCAGATTCGTTTCTAGCAAGTTTATGACTCCAATCTATTGCATCTTTAGGTGGTAGATAAAAGTCGTTGTAAGGCTCTATAAATACTGTTTTAGAGGATTCTTGCGTGTAAAACTGTAAATTAAATGCGTGTGCTACACCTTTAACAAAATCTATTTGTTTTTGGTCTTTAGGAAATATATCTTGTAAGTTATATGTCGAACCCCAAGCAGGTTGGTCTTCGTTTACCATCTCTATAGTTACTAAGCCATTTGATTCAGTCCATTGGTTGTATTTTGTTCCAAAAAGTTCTGTTCTTACATTAAGATTTGTTTGTCCACCACTAGATGCAAAATTAAATTGTGGATTAGATACTCTAACTTTAGGAGCAATACCAAAAGTCATTCTTATGTTGTCTCCTTTATTAAAGTAAAATGTTTTTTCTCTTGCAGGTAGTGTTCCTCCAAAAGAATATGGCATATTAGAGTGTTTAGCATCTTTAAAACCTGATAAATCTGTTTCTGAATCATTGTCTATTTGGTCTATTGCTTCCCAATTTGAGCCAC